GGGCAGGAGGGGCAAGAATTCCGACGCAATGGTAGAGCGTCTCCCCTCGATTTGTTCATTCGAGGATAAAGAAAAGCTCGCCGAGGCCCTGATGGGCCTCCTTGCGTACTTGGGCAACTATGGATTTGATCCTGTTGCGTTTCATTCGGAACGGACACTTGCACACTGGCAACTATGCTCAGCTATGTGCGGGTGGTTGAAGTTTTTGAAGTACAAGTATGCTGCCTTCTTTGCGTGGCACCTTGGAACGAGGGTTCCAAAATGTCCGTATGAAGTTCCAGATCACCCCTCCATGTTACTTGGGAGTACTGGTGGTCGCTTTGTACGTCGTGTGCTACGCGGTTCTCACGCGCGAGAGTTCGCCGTGGGTGTATTGTACTTGAAGAAGTGTATGCCGAGAGCATCAGAATCGATGCTTGCCGACGCCATTCTCAAGACAAAGAAGGTCCTCACTACACGACAGATCCCTCCTCGGTCTACTACTCCCTACAAGGGACGCACTGTCACAATCGACGACATTCAACAGCAGGTCAAACGGACCTGTGTCGAGATTGTGCGTGTTACCAAGATGCGGGGAAAATTTTCCGAGTCTGTCCTCCACAAACCTTACGCACCATCTGTTCATGCCTCTTATACCTCTACTCGTTCTCGTCTCGGGACCTTTGGCGATCTTATCGCCGGCGGTTATCTTGGAGAGATCAAGTATGACGATGAGATTCTACCTCTGGACGATCCTGTCCCAAAAGGTAGTCGGACCATTAAGACTGACTTCGGTCAGCAGGTCCTTGATCCCTTCCGTGGTATTGAAGAATATGTTGGTGCTGTGGAGATTGTTTCTGGTGAGGAGGAGGTTAGGTGTTCCTCGGGAGAGGAGTTGAGAGTTTTGGAAGGTCTCGATGAGGAGCTTGTTGTTCGTCCCGCATGGGGCGACTCCTTCAAGTCCTACTACGCATCCATTTATGAACGCGTACGTGAGTCAGAAAGAGGTCAGAAATTTGATGTGAAACTTGTGGCCCTGGCCGAGTCCCTGAAGATCCGTGTGATCAGCAAGGGCCCGGGGTTCAAATATTTCCTTCTCAAACCGCTTCAGAAATTCTTGTCCAAGATGCTTGGCAAGATGCGGTGTTTCCGACTGACTCGCGAGACTGTATCGGAGGCCTATCTTGATGAAATGTTTTCCAAGGTAGATGGCTTGTTTCACTCCCTTGATTATGAGGGGGCTACTGACAATGCAAATCCTCTGTGTTCTAAGGCTGCTTGTGAGAGTTTGAGTGAATTGTTGGAGCTGGCGGAAGATATCGCGCAGGCGTTTCTTCTTTCCTTGATCGGTCATACCATTGATGGTGCCGAACAGGTTTGGGGCCAGCTTATGGGTTCTGTGACATCGTTTGTGATCTTGTGTATTTTGAATGCCGCTATTATCCGTTTCAGCTTTGAGCTGTCGGAAAGGCGTTCTGTTTCTTTGGAGGAGTGTCCTATGTCCGTTAATGGAGATGATGGTCTCGTCCGTGCTTCTGCAGCATTTCTTCCTATCTGGGAAGATGTGGCTGCCGTCGCCGGTTTGAAACCCTCCATTGGAAAAGTGTACACACATCCTTCTTATGCCAATATCAATTCGACGTCTTACGAGTTCCGCGATGGTCATTTCCACTTGATTCCCTATGTCAATATGGGTCTCTTGTATGGTTTCCAGCGGTCTTCGGTGGGACTCTCTCCAACAATGGCGGCCGATTCATGGGATGAACGCGCCGGGTCCCTCGGGGCCCGTGTTCGTGCACTCAATGATTTTTGTCCGCCTAGGCTTCGCGAGCATGTTCATCGTGCTTTCCTTGCCCGTCATTCTTCCCTTCTCTCTGGTATCCTTTCGGGTGCTGAATGGTATGTTCCTGAAGAGTTTGGCGGTCTTGGTTTCCCAACCATTCACCGCCATCCTTCGGACATTCCTGACTGGTCTGGCGATGTTGATGATCTTCCAAAGGTCTTCGGCATGCGTCCCTGGCAGGTCGCAGCTGTTTCTTGGCTTGCGAACCATCCGAATGCGAACTTTACTCGACGTATTCCGAAAGAGGCCCCCGTGCTTGCACGGGCCGCCTGGACTTCGTCGATTCCTTACCGGTCCTCACGGACCCGCTCATTCCGCGTAGGCGAAAAGTCGGAGCGTCTCCTTGACGTTTCCGCCTACTATGTGGCTCCTACTCTTGTTCGGGCGGAACTTTCCGCCGATCCCCTTCGTCAATTGAAGGCGAACATCCGTGCTTGGGGGCAATTGCGTCGTCGTTTCGACCGCGATCCGGCCACAGTCCATCATTGTGGCGCCCCATCAGATTTTGTTTCAAACCTCTTCTCCTTACTTAATTGTAGCTGCGCCATCGGCGTTTTGACTCGTGATCACACGGTCCAGCAAGGGAGGGAGGTCATGTCTGATGTCTTTGACCGTTTTTGAAACGGTAGTGAAATGGGTGAGTGGACTCGGACG